CGCCAGAAGGTCGCCGACCTCAAGCAGGTCGAGGATGCCTACAACGCGGTTACGCGCGCGGTGCAGACCTGGCTCGATCCGGCCGAGAAGGCGCGACGCCTCGACGAACTCGAAATCCAGGCGCTCAACGCCAAGACGCCGGCGCAGAAGGCGGCCATCGCCGAAGAGCGACAACGCCTGGAACTTGCCGGCCAGGCCGTCACGACGGCCACGGCGGAAGCCCAGGTCGCCAGCGCCGGCACGAGGGCGCGCGAGGAGGCAACGCACGCCATCTTCGAGCAGTCGCTCGCCCTGGCGACGAACGCGCGCGCCTCGCTCGACGTGGCGAACGCCTACCTCAAGAGCGCGGCCGCCGCCCAGGAAGCCGAGGCGAAACGCAAGGCGCTCACGGATGCGCTGCGCACCGGCGTCGATGTCGAGACGCGCATGCGCGAGATTCTTGCCGAGGAAGTCGCGGAAACCGCGGCCCAATCGGCGAAGACCGCAAGCGACATCGGCGCGCAGGCGGACGCCCAGAGGCGACTCAACGCCGCCGTCGCGTCGGGCTCGATGACGGTCGAGCAGGCCCGCCGGCAGATGCAGGTCGAACAGGCGCTTCGGCCGCTGCTCGCCGCGCAGTCTCTCGCCGAAGGCGACGCCAAGACCACGCTCACGCGCGTCATCGACTCGCTGCGGGGCGCCTATGGCCGCCTCAACGCGGAGGAAGCGCGCAACGCCGCTCTCGGCCAGATCGAGACGCAGAAGAATCAGATCGAGCTTCTTCAGAAGCAGATCGCGCTTGTTGGCACGAACGAATCGCTGGCCGCGGTCGAGATCGCGCAGCTTCAGGCGAAGCAGCAACTCGTTCAGCAGGGCATCGATCTCGGTTCGAAGGATGCGCAGACCGTCATCGCCAACGCCGGCGCCATCGCGCGGCTCACGCAATCGCTTTCGCTCGCGCAATCGTCCGTCCAGGAACTGTCGAGCCTTACCGATACGACCTTCGGGCACTTCTCCCAGCTCATCGCCCAGGGCAAGCTCGGTTGGCAGGATTGGGCGGACGCGGGCAGGGCCGCGATTCTCGACATCAACAACGAGCTTCTCAAGCTCGCGGTGCTCAACCCGCTCAAGAACCTCCTGTTCGGCCAGAGCAATCCGACGCTTTCCTCGGTCGGCGGACTCGTCGGCTCCCTTGTGAAGGGAATCGGTATCGGACACGCGGGCGGCATGGCGGATCAGCTTGCGGCGACGCGCCCCGTTCCTGTCGAACTGTTCCGTTTCGCGCCGCGCTTCCATGACGGCGCTTTTCTGTCGCCCGACGAGGTTCCGGCGATCCTTCAGCGTGGCGAGCGCGTGCTCAATCGCGACGAGACGAAGCAATACAACCGCGGCGAACGCGGCGCCCAGCCCAACATTTACGTCACGATCCAGACTCCGAGCCCGTCCGCGTTCCAGGCGAGCCGGACGCAGCTTGCCGCCGATCTTTCGCGCGCCGTGCAGATGGGCATGCGTGGGAGATAGGCCATGCCGCAGCCGTTCCTCGACATTTCGTTTCCAGATGCCGTCGCGCGAGGCGCCACCGGCGGGCCGGGCTTCTCGACCAATGTCGTCACGCTCGGATCGGGCGCCGAGCAGCGCAACATTCAGTGGGCGGACGCGCGCGGCGAGTGGAATATCTCGACCGGCATCCGCACGCGTGCGCAGATGCAGGCGGTCATCGCGCATTTCTATGTCGTGAAGGGCCGCGGCTATTCGTTCCGGTTCAAGGACTGGAACGACTACGACGCGGCCGACGTGTCGATGCAGGCGACCGACGACGACAAGGTGTGGCAACTCGTGAAACGCTACAACGTCGGCGGGCATGAGCACGTCCGCCCGATCACGAAGCCGGTTCAGGGAACAGTCGCGATTAAGGTGGGCGGCTCGCCCGTGACGCCTTCGAGCATCGACTATCTGACCGGGCTTGTGACCTTCGCTTCCGCGCCGGGATCGGCGCCAACGGCGACGTTCCAGTTCGACGTGGCCGCGCGGTTCGACACCGACAAGCTGCCCGTTCAGGCGAACGCCTGGGACCAGCAGGTCGTCCCGCAGATCAACCTCATCGAGGTCAAGGAATGAAGACCCTCGACGCCGGGCTCGCCGCGCATCTCGCCGGCGGCGTCACCACGCTTTGCCATTGCTGGCGCGTGGAGCGCAAGGACGGGACGGTTCTCGGTTTTACCGATCACGACCGCGACCTTGCGATAGAGGGCGTGACCTACAAGGCGGCCACCGGATTCACGGCGACCGCGATCGAGGATCAGTTGGGCCTGGCGGTCTCGAACCTCGACGTGGACGGCGCGCTCTCGTCGGCGGCGATCACCGAGGACGACCTCAACGCGGGACTATATGACGATGCGTCCGTCGTCATCATGCGCGTCAACTGGCAGGATGTGTCCCAGCGCGTCGTTCTCCGTTCCGGCTTCCTGGGTCAGGTCACGCGGGGAGAAACGGCCTTCTCCGCCGAGCTTCGCGGGTTCGCGGCGAAGCTCGACCAGAGCGCGGGCCGCGTCTTTCAGCGGACCTGCCCTTGGGAGCTCGGCGATTCGCGCTGCACGATCGATCTCGGCGCGCCCGAGCATCACGGAAGCGGCACGGTCGCGGGCGTCATCAGCAATTTCGACTTCACGGCGAGCGGCATCGACTCCTTCGCCTCTGGCATCTTCAGCCGCGGCAAGATCGTCTGGACGGCCGGGGACAACGCCGGCCTCGAGATCGAGGTGAAAGCGCACTCGCAAGGGACGCCGAACGCGCGGCTTTCGCTCTTCCTTCCAATGCCGAGGCCGATCCAGGTCGGCGATACCTTCTCCATCACCGCCGGCTGCGACAAGCGGTTCGAAACCTGCCGCGACCGCTTCGCGAACGTCGTCAATTTCGGCGGTTTTCCGCACATGCCGGGCAACGATTTCGCCCTGGGCTATGTCAGGCAGGGCGACAACAACGACGGCGGGTCGCTCAATGGTTAGCCGCGCCGACATCGTCGCCGAGGCGCGTTCGTGGATCGGCACGCCCTATGCGCACCAAGCCTCCGTGAAGGGCGTGGGTTGCGACTGCCTGGGCCTCGTGCGCGGCGTCTGGCGGGCGGTCTTCGGCCGCGAACCCGAGCGGCCGCCGCCGTACACGCGCGACTGGGCGGAACTGCATGGGCGCGAGACGCTCGCCGAAGCGGCGGGGCGGCACATGATCCCGGTGGCGACCGATGCGATCCGTCCCGGCGACGTGTTGCTCTTCGCGATGAAGGATCGCTCGCCCGCCAAGCACTGCGCCATCCTGACCGCGCCCGGTCGCATGGTGCATTCCATCGAAGCGCATCCGGTGGCGGAAGTCTCTCTTTGGGCGGGACGCGACCGCCGCCGCCTCAAGTTCGCGTTCTCCTTCCCCGGCCTCATCGACTGAAATCATGGCGACGATTCTCTTGGCCGTCGGCGCGAGCGTGCTGACGGAAGGTTCGGCCGCGTGGATTACGACGCTCGCGACGGCCGCCGCCACCGTGGCCGGCGGCATCATCGACGCGCGCCTGTTCGGCCCCGGACCGCAGAAGCAGGAACAGGAAGGGCCTCGGCTCGGCAACCTGCAAGTCCAGGCCTCGACCGAAGGCATGCCGATCCCCGAGATCGCCGGCCGCATGAGGCTTTCCGGCCAGGTCATATGGGCGACCAACTTCAGGGAAGTGGTGACGACCGAGACGAGCACGGTCGGAGGGGGTGGGAAGGGCGGCGGTGGCGGCGGTGGCGGAACGACCGTTCAGACTACGACCTACACCTACTACGCCAACTTCGCGATCGGCCTTTGCGAAGGCGTGATCGATCGCGTCGGCCGGGTTTGGGCCGACGGCAAGCAGCTCGACATGAGCGGCGTCACGATGCGCGTTTATCGGGGCACGGCCGATCAGGAGCCGGACCCGCTGATAGAGGGAGTCGAGGGCGCCGACAACGCGCCGGCGTATCGCGGAACGGCGTATGTGGTCTTCGACAACCTGCAGATAACGCAGTTCGGCAATCGCATCCCGCAACTCAATTTCGAGGTCTTTCGGCGCGTCACACCGTCGGACGGCACGGGCCTGGAAGACATTGTCCGGGCGGTGTCGATGATCCCCGGCACTGGCGAGCGCGTCTACGATACGACCGTCTACACACGCGATCTCGGTGGCGGCGCGAGCGCGCCGGAGAACAAGTTCGCCGGGCAGGACATCGCCGACTGGAACGTGGCGCTCGACGACCTTCAGGCGTCGCTGCCGAACACGAACACCGTT